TCTTCGTTCTTCATCAGTTTAGCAACAATTTTCTTAGCATCAATTTCGCCGATAGCATCGCGACATTCTGCGGCTGAATTTGTTACACGTTCTTTAGTTTGACTGTCAAACTTTAGTGCAGGGAATCCATTAATTATAGCGTGAACTCGCAAATGCTGTTTTAAACGAGCAGGAGTAATATCTACCTTTTTACGTCTTTTAAGTGTTTCTCTAAATTCTGGAATTACTACACTAAGGAAATGGTCAATGTGTGTACCACTTTTTACACTTAGTCCATTTACTAAACTGTGTGATTGATGCGACCCATCTGATTTAGTAATACCAAATGTTGCTTTTTCACTAGGAAAGATATCACACTCTCCAAAGTATTCATTAAATTTTAGACGCACAATCTTTTTATTAAAACGGAAACGTATTGTATCAAACGCTAATGCAAGTGAACGAACACGTTCTTCAATCAATTGAATGTGTGTATCGTCGATATTCTCCATACCGAAGAATTCATAGTCTGGCTTAAATTTTACAGTTGTGCCTTTGAGTGCAGTTTCCTTTGTGCGTACACTTTTAATTTGTTCATCAGCACCACGCAAATGTACTTGCAGTTTTCCATCTGAGCTTTTTGCGTCAAATGTTTTACTAGTTACAAATGTAATCATAGAGCCTACACCGTTCATACCTATTGACTCACGGTTAGTGTCGTCAAAGTTTGAACCTGCTCTGGCTCTTGTAAATGCTGAAACCATTTGATACTCTTTACCATCTGGAGTATCAATTTCTACTGCGGGAATACCTCTACCATTGTCACTGACAATAATAGAACCGTCTGGGTCAATATCTACATCAATACGTGTAGCATACTCTCTATTAGTTCTAACGTGCTCGTCTACTGAGTTGTCAATAATTTCGTTGATAACTTTGAGAAGTCCACCAACAGCATTAATTTTTTTGAATTCTGTATTTAGAAATGCTTCTTCTTGTTGTACAACCTGACTGCCCCCGTACATACTAAAGCGTTTTCGGATATGTTCTGCATCCGACAATAATTTAAAATTGTCTGTCATATGTTCTTTCTCTTTTTATGGTGTTATACGTACTATATAGCCTGATAAAGAAAAAGTCAAGCCTTTTTGAGTTCATAGAGTGTGGCATACTTACCTTCAAGTATTCCTGTGACAGTCACTTTATAGCCCATCGAATAGTCATCTGGGCGAATATAATACTTAGGATCTTTAGCATATTTCATTGCTGTTTTACCTGCTGTAGTTTGTTGCCATTCATAAATAGGTGCCGCAACATATAAATCAGGATCCTCTACATCGCCCATAGTAAACGAATGTAGTATGTACTCAGCCTTCACGTTCTAAATCCCACACACAAATATTTGGTTTAGATTTTTTCGCCGACTTCAAATCCGCGGAAAGTTTTGAACCTTGGAAACCTAAGCGAATAAGTACCGTCTTGATTTTGTGTAATAGCATCTGCTCTAACCTCTACAAGTTGACCTTTGATATTAGTGCGACTATTCCAAAAGTCGTCACGATTAGCATCACTAAAGCCACTACCGACATTAACATTAATTTTCTTTCCGTCATCAACTCCTTCACAAACAAATGCACCAAGTCGACCTTCATTTCGTCCTGTTCCTTCTTCGACATCCTTTACCTCTAATGTTACCTCAATGAATGGCTTTGCTTTAAGCCAAGCGTGAGTACGTTTACATTCATAAGGAGCATCAACGTCCTTAATCATAACACCTTCATAGCCACCTTCTACGGCTTGTTTGTTTAATGCTACAAAGCGTTCTTGTCCTTCTGTAGTATCAAGGTCCACATCTTCCCAGTCCAACGCTTGTACGTGCTTTAATTTGTCCTGGTGATCTCTTACCCAATGATTAGTGATAAGACTTCTAAAACTCTGTGGCTTATCCCACACACCGTTCTTGAAACATCCTAGCGGAATAGTGTCAAACAAATGTAGTACAGCATCGTTTGCACTTACATTGTCCTTACGATGCACCTGCTTCATAAGATCTTGGAAGTTAGCACTCATTACTTCTCCGTCTAGTACAAGCGGATAAGGCACAGGGTGATCTTTGATTACTGCTTCGATCTCTTCGATAATGTGTCCAAAGTTATGAAACTGTTTTCCGTTACGACTAAACATCTCAACCTTGTCACCTTGAATAACTGTAATAACACGAACACCGTCTAGTTTAATTTCAATCTGTTTCTTGCCAGTCATCTTCTTTTCGTGCTTGGCACTATCGTGAGCAAGGGCACAAGTAAACATAGGTACTGTACCTGGTGCAATCTTGTTTACAGTTTTTTCTGAAACACCGCAACGTAAATCTTTAATAAGAATTCTACGATACCAACCGTTCCATTGTTCTTCAGTTGCAGTATCTCTACACAAGATAATTGCATCACGGGCGGCGTGACCAGTAAGGCTACGGTCTTGTAACTTACGGCACAATTCTTTAAACACCGGCCATTCAAGACCTTGACCACTTAGTACATCTGAACGTTCAGGCACTTGCTTAACTCCAAATGTAACAAGTGGGTCAAGGGCCATTGTAAGACCTTCAAAGAACTCTGGTAGTCCTTCTTCATATGCTTCTTTTAGAATTGCTTCTTTTGCAAGTCGACTGTTGTCTGCTTCTAGTCTAGCAATAATGTCTTGTGGTTGTGTTCTCATATTTGCCTCGGTTGTTTGCCTGTTAAAAAATACATTTTACTTATAATAGCATCAACTTCGTCTTCTGTCAACCATCCTTTTACCGTATCTCCGGGATTAGTAACACCCGGAAGTTCATATTGCTCGCCATCTTTAAATACAGCAATTTCGTATAAGCCTTGTTTATTACCGTAAGATTCTTCATTATTAACTATGCTAAGTTCGTAGTTGTCAAACTGAAGTATTGCCTGCAAACCTTTAGGCATTTCGGTTTCTTTTAATTTAAAATTTACAAGTTTCATTTACGTCAACTCCTCTATGTTTATAGGTGTAAAGTTAATTTGCTCTACACAAACACACTTGTATGGTCCGTCGGGTGAAGGATTAGTGTGGATGTGTCCGTGTACGTTCAACAAGTTGCCGTCACCAAACCTATGCTTCTCAGCAAGTGTGCTAGGGTGCAAAGGTGTGTGAGTAAAGATTAAACCTTTATCACTCATATCAATCCATAACTGGATGTCTTTGAAGAACGGTGCAAGTTGTTTTACATTGTCGTGGTTACCAAGAACAAGTCTTTTCTTACCAGGTAACTTTGCAAAGTTTGCTGTTAACCAGTCAACCTTGTCCATACCAAAAAGAACATCACCACAGTGGATAACAGTATCTTTTGGACCAACTGTATCGTTCCAGTTGTCTAACATACACTGGTTCATTTGATCAACACTATCAAACTCTCTACACGGCTTACCAATGTAATCCTTAAAGTCAAGAATATTTGCGTGGTTAAAGTGAGTGTCGCTAATTACGAATGTTGCCATAGACTTGTGCCTCTGTGTGTGCCTAATTAATATAATTATTATACAATATTATGCTTCTAATGTCAACCTAAAAGTTGGTAGTCCCGGGGGGATTCGAACCCCCATCGCTCTCTAATCTGGAGACTGTGCCGAGTATAAGCCGGGTGTTTTACCGTTAAACTACGGGACTATATGGAGTGAGCGACAGGACTCGAACCTGCATAAAAAGGATTTGCAATCCTTTGCGTAACCATTCCGCCACGCTCACATTGGCTGGGGTGGTAGGATTCGAACCTACGGTACACTGGATCAAAACCAGTTGCCTTACCACTTGGCTACACCCCAATACTGGCGGAGAGTGTGGGATTCGAACCCACGGTACGTTGCCGTACTCTAGTTTTCAAGACTAGCGCCTTCGACCGCTCGGCCAACTCTCCTATATTTGGCATCGGTGCAGGGAGTCGAACCCCGGCTTGCGGTTTTGGAGACCGCCGTGCTACCATAACACTTCACCGACATAACTTTTTTAAAACTACACTACATACAAGGTTTCAAAGCCGTCTCCTGCTATGCAGTAAGGTGTAGTGTAGTCATAAAAAAAGCCCCTAACATTATTAGTGCTAGGGGCTTGTCTAAAATAACTTTTTAAAAAGTCGCGTTAAGACATACCCCTTCCTTGTGATGGGCACCAGCATATTATTAGTGACTGTTGTATGTTCTTAAACACGTAAGTATTCCTTTTGTTTAGTATGTGTATACTATACTTTATTTAGTTCTGTTTGTCAACCACTTTTGGTTGACTTTTATTCGTGTTCTCCGCCTGGATCGTTTGCATCTAGTTTTACCTTTTGTCCGTTGATCCACATTGTTTGGCGTGTGCGACTTACACTGTGGTATCCAGGGCGCAGGTTAAAAAGTGTGTTAACCTTTTGAGGATTTTTATCTGCGGCATTCAATGTTATCGCAGTAATAAACACACCTGTAATGAACACTAAATGAAATGCGGCACTAATACCAAAAGCCATATAGCTACCAATCATTACAGCAAAGATACCTGACCACATAAATGCTAGAATTTGAAATACCATATGTGCTACTCGAGGATCGAGTTTACGTAATGAAGAGCCATTAATAGTCATAATGCTATCCCAGGCTTCTTTCGTACTAAGAATTGTGTTTGCCCATCCAATGGGTCTTACTTGTTTTGTCATTTCACTCTCCGTGTCTATGTTATGGTGCCCCGGGAGGGACTCGAACCCCCACTCTTGCGAACAGGTACCTAAAACCTGCGTGTCTACCAATTTCACCACCGGGGCAGTGGTGCAACAGTTTTCCCAACCAATACAGTGTCTAGAATGCATTTGGGTGCGCTGTTGCCCGCAGAACGTATGGTGCTGGCACACGGACTCGAACCGCGGACCTACTGATTACAAATCAGTTGCTCTACCAACTGAGCTATGCCAGCAATAATATACTTAGTCGTGATAGCCGTCGTCTTCATCTAAAACGGCAATTTCAGATTTTGGTTTTTCAACTTGGTATGAAGCTATAATTAGTTCATCAAAGTCAACACCATCAAATTCTCCCGACTCAAGTTTTTTTATTGCATCACCTTGTCCACTTGCTTGTTTAGTTCTAATCAAGTATGCAATCACACCGATTAAGTTTGTTCTATTAATGCCTGTATGTTGCATTGCTTTTTCAATAAAGACTCTTCCCAATTTTTTACCTTTCAAGTAAGTGTTGGAGCGGGTGAGGGGAATCGAACCCCTATCATTAGCTTGGAAGGCTAAGGTCTTACCATTACACAACAC